CTTTGACCATGAAGTAATAAGAGAACCTGCTGCATTAACTACCCATGCTAGATCGTTGCGAGGAGTATCAGATACCCACAAAAATGTTGACGGTGCGCCAGGACAACCACCACACAGTATGTCCAAACCAAGGAAAAACGCACGAGCGTTTGGTGCAAAGGTGCAAGAAGGAACTAAACGAGGAGATGTGGGAAACACCTTTGTTGACACAGGCAAACGCAACAAGCGATCTGTATGGACTATTACAACCAAACCATTCCGAGGCGCGCACTTTGCAACCTATCCTAAAGACCTGATTACACCTTGTGTGTTGGCAGGAACAAGTGAGCATGGATGTTGTTCTAAGTGTGGTGCGCCGTGGGAACGACAAGTAGAAAGCACACGAATTGCGCGAAACGAATTGCCTCCTGAAGATCCACGATATCGTCCCAACACCTACAAAGGCGCTTACGGAGAAATCAACGGTAAGGGTGATGCAGGTTACAATTCCACCAAAACTTTAGGATGGGCGGCTTCCTGCAAATGTAAAGATGCTGAAGTAGTTCCTTGCACGGTATTTGATCCGTTCACAGGTAGTGGCACAACTGCTGTGGTTGCACTACAGCACGGCAGAAATTATATTGGCACAGAATTGAATCCTCAATATATTAAGATAGCAGAATCACGAATTGCAGATGAAGTCCCTAACACACTACAGGAGTTTATAAAATGAGTAAATTACGAACAATCGGAAAATGGATTGAAGTTCAAACCGTTGGTGAAGGTGAAAAGAAAACCACTGAAGGTATTATCTACACCGAGAAGGCTAAAAGTAAAATGTTTTGGAGCAGAGTTATTTCACTTGGAGACAAAGTAACCGAAGATATTAAAGTCGGTGATCGAGTAATGTGGGATATTTCTAAGATTCAAGGTCAAGGTTACGGTAAAAATAATATTGTGCATCAAGATTGGATCGCACTTGTAGAAAGAAACCAATGAGTGAACAAGAAACTCAACCACTTACTGTGGACGGATTTGACGAAGCGTTTATTGGATATGCGGAACGGTTTGGACAGACTCCGTATCGTCTTGCTGTGTACGACACCAACAAGATTATTCGTATCTTGATGACACAAAACATGAGCAAAGAGGACGCATGGGAATACTTTACCTATAACATTATTGGTGCGTGGGTAGGAGAAGGAACTCCTATCTTTATGACTCCGTGCGGTCTAGAAGAATTCAAAGAACAACTTGACTTAGGCAACTCTTAGTGGTATAATTACCGTATGAAATTCTACACTCATGTTGCAGTGAAGGGTTCAAATATTCTCTACCGAGGGTACGAGAACGATAAACGAGTTATGTCTAAAATTCCGTTTCGTCCAACGGTGTTTGTGACTTCTAAAAAGCAACAGACCGAGTGGAAAACTCTTGACGGCAAACTTGTAGAACCGTATCAGCCAGGCACTATCAGAGAGTGCAACGACTTTATCAAAGAGCATCGTGGTGTTACAGGATTTGAGATATACGGCAACACCGAATGGTTGTACCAGTATATTGGTGAAGAGTATCCTAAAAAAGTAGAATACGATACAAGTCGTATGCGGATTGCTTATATTGATATTGAAACCGAGTCAGAAGGTGGATTCCCAAACATCAAGACTGCTTCTGAGCGAGTAAACGCAATCACGGTAAAGGTTGGTGGTAAGGCGTATGTGTTTGGATTAGGTAAATTTTCCATTCCTGATGTGAAATGCTTTGAGTATGAGGACGAGAAGTCCATGCTCAAGGACTTTCTTGCAGCATGGGAAGCGTTTGACATTGATGTGGTCACAGGATGGAATGTTAATTTCTTTGATATTCCGTATCTTGTAAACCGCATTACTCGACTGTTTGACGAAAAAGAAGCGATGCGATTGTCTCCGTGGCGGGAGATTCGTTGTCGTGAAGTTGAAGTCATGCAGAAGAAAAACGAAGTGTACGAACTTCTTGGTATTTGCATTCTAGATTACTTTGATATGTACCGCAAGTTTACCTATGTAACAAGAGAGTCGTATCGTCTTGACCATATTGTTCAAGTGGAATTGGGAGAGCGCAAAAAGCAGTACGAAGGAACTATTCACGAGTTTCATAAGCGGGACTTTCAACGGTTCATGGAATACAACTTGCACGATGTAACTCTTGTTGAGATGCTTGAAGGCAAACTTAAACTCTTGGAGTTGTGCTTGGCACAGGCGTATGACGCCAAGGTTAATCTCAATGATGTGTTTGCACAGGTGCGAACATGGGATGCAATCATTTACCACCACCTTACCGACAAGAAAATTGTGATTCCACTCAAGACCAAGAGTGACGACAAAGAGGAAAAGTTTGCGGGTGCGTATGTGAAAGAATCTATTGTGGGTTCGCACGATTGGGTGGTGTCATTTGATTTGGATTCCTTGTATCCGCATTTAATTATGCAATACAACCTTAGTCCCGAAACCAAAACAAATTACGGAGAACGCAACAAGTTCACGGTGGACGAACTGTTAGACCACTCCGCAGGAAATTCCAACCCAAAGATTGGAAACTTCTTGGACACCATGCTATTTAAAGGTGTAACTGTTCCTGGCAACTGTGTAGGATTCTCCACACAAAAGCAGGGGTTTCTTCCTGAACTAATGGAAACCATGTACGCAGAACGCAAGGCGTACAAGAAAAAGATGTTGGATGTGGAGCGGGAGTTGGAAGGGCTCGGTGACGGCGGGTCTACAGAAGAGAAGCAGAAACTAAAGTTTCTTATTACAAAATATTATAATTTTCAGCAAGTTCGTAAGATTCAGCTTAATTCTGCATTCGGTGCTTTGGGAAATCAATGGTGTAGATATTACGATCTAGAAATTGCTGAAGCAATCACCCTGTCAGGTCAGTTGTCTATTCGTTGGATTGAGGGTTGCTTGAATCGTTACTTAAACAAGACTCTCAAAACGGCAGGCACAGATTATGTGGTCGCAAGTGATACAGACTCGGTATATCTTCGTCTAGGTGTGTTGGTGAAGCAGGTATTGCCAACCGAAACCGATCCGCAAAAGATTACCGTATTTCTAAACAAGTTCTGTAACGATGTGCTGCAACCGTTTATCAATCGGCAGTATGCCAAACTTGCGGAACAGCAAAACGCATACTCACAAAAGATGAACATGAAGCGGGAAGGTATTTGCTCTAAAGGTATATGGACTGCTAAGAAACGGTATATGCTCAATGTGTGGATGGGAGAGAATGATGTGTTATTAGACAAACCCAAGATGAAGATTATGGGTATTGAAACCTCCCGCAGCAGCACACCACAGATTGTTCGTGATGCACTCAAAAAGTCTATTTCACTTATTATGAATGGAACAGAGCAGGAACTTGTAGACTTTGTTGCCGAGTTTAAAACAGACTTCTGCAACAAACCGTTGGAAGAGATTGCGTTTCCTCGTGGATGCAACGGTATGAAAGAGTATCGGGACGACACTTCCATCTATCGCAAGTCCACACCTATTGCTGTGAAGGGTGCGTTAATTTACAATTATTGGTTGCAGGAAAAGAAATTAACCAAGAAGTATCCAAAAGTCGGGGATGGGGAAAAGGTTAAATTTGTATATCTTAAATTGCCCAATCCTATTCGTGATAAAGTTATAGCATTTCCTTCAGAAATTCCTAAAGAGTTTGGTATTGAAACTAAATACATTGACTACGATACTCAGTTTGAGAAGGCGTTTGAAGAACCCCTCAAGACAATTTTAAATGTGATTGGTTGGCATATTCGTGAGACAAATAGTTTGGAAAGTATGTTTGCTTAATTCAGAAACCGTGATATAATTATACAATGGAGAATACACAATGAGTTTTATTAATGATATTATTAAGAGTTCGGGTAACAAGTATGCAGTAGTTGCGGACGAAGGTATCGGTGGCAGTGATGTCACAGGATTTATTGATACAGGATCATATGCACTAAATGCACTTGTATCAGGCAGTCTGTATGGTGGCATTCCAAACAACAAGATTCTTGCACTTGCAGGAGAGTCTGCAACAGGCAAAACCTACTTTGCACTTGGTATGGTTAAGAAGTTTCTTGACGATTGCAAGGATGCTGTGGTGCTGTACTTTGATACAGAGTCTGCGGTTACCTCACAGATGATTACAAGTCGTGGCATTGATACCAAGCGTGTTGCCATCTTTCCTGTACCAACAGTAGAGGAGTTTCGTAATCAAATGGTTACCATTGCAAACAAGTATCTTGAGCAAGATCCTAGCAAGAAGAAACCAATGCTAGTGGTTCTAGACTCTCTTGGTATGCTTTCCACCACTAAAGAGATGAACGATACGGCAGAAGGCAAGGAAACAAAGGATATGACACGAGCGCAGGTTGTGAAAAGCACCTTCCGTGTGCTTACCATTAAGTTGGGAGAAGCGGGCATTCCCCTTATTCTCACCAACCATACCTACGATTCAATGGGATCAATGTATCCAACCAAGGAAATGTCTGGCGGTCAAGGTCTGAAGTATGCGGCATCCACCATCTTGTATCTGTCCAAACGCAAGGACAAGGATTCTGAAGGAGAAGTTGTGGGTAATATTATCCACTGCAAACTTCATAAGGGTCGGTTCACCAAAGAGAACAAGATGGTGGATGTGAAACTTAATTACGATAGTGGATTGAATCGTTACTACGGTCTGCTTGATATTGCAATCAAGTATGAAATCTTCAAGAAAGTTTCCACTCGCATTGAGTTGCCAAGTGGTGACAAGACCTTTGAAAAGACAATTAACGAGAATCCTGAAAAGTTCTTTACGCAGGAAATTATGGACAAGTTGGAGGTTGCTGTGGGTAAAGAATTTAAATACGGCTTAAACGAGGAGGCAGAAGATGGCAAAACTGCTAATTAAGTTTCCAAGTAGGTCTAGACCTGCTCGTTTCATGGAAGTGTTTGGACTCTACAAGTCTATGCTGTCAGGCAAGCACGATGTTAAATTTCTATTATCTTTTGATACAGATGATATTAGTATGAACAATACGGGTATACGAAATTGGTTAAAGAATCAGGGCGAATCTGTTCAGGCGTATTGGGGAAATTCTAAAACTAAGATTCAAGCAATCAATGCGGATCTAGAACACGCAAAGGATTACGATATTCTGCTGCTTGCTTCGGACGATATGATTCCGCAAATGCAAAACTATGACGATATTATTGTTCAAGATATGGAAAAGTATTATCCTGATGGAGATGGAGTTCTTCATTACAATGATGACAAACAAAAAGAACGGTTAAACACTCTTTCCATTATGGGTAAAAAGTATTTTGATCGTTTTGGTTACATCTATAACCCTGAATACTTGAGTGTGTATTGTGATAATGAGTTTACCGATGTTAGTAGACTACTAGAGAAAACAACCTATATTGATCGCATCATTATTCGTCATTTTTGGATTGAGATTGGTGTTGATGCCCTATATCAACGCAACGAAAACCGAGAACTGTACGCACACGATCAAAAAGTTTACGAAACTAGAAAAGCAAACAACTTTGGTTTAACTCAAAATGCCAACGCCTCCTAATCAAATTCTGCTGAGTGTATTAGTTTTGTCTATTCCTTCTAGACTATCTAATTGTCTTATACCCACTTATGACCGACTCTTAAAGCAAATAGGTGATGAAGTTTGTGTAGAAGTCCTGTGTCTTGTGGACAACAAGAGTATGTCTATTGGAGAGAAACGACAAGCACTTCTTCAGTCTGCAAGAGGAAAATGGATTGCTTTCCTAGATGACGACGATGCGGTGTCTGAGGATTATATTGAAACCTGTATAAAAACCCTGCGAGAATCTCCTGCTGATGTTATTACATTTGAGCAGCATTGCACAGTGAACGGAAAACAGTTCATGGTAGATTTCCGCATGGGTAATCCGCACGAAGGACTCAAACAGAATCCTGACGGAACTCTAGGAGATATTAAACGACCACCGTATCATATGTGTATATGGGCATCAAAGATTGCAAAGAATGTTCCGTTTCGTGCATCATCATATGGGGAAGATATTGATTGGTGTGTACGAATGTATCCGTTTGTTACTTCTGAAACTCACCTAGATAAAGTACTTCACTACTATCAATATGATGACAGAACATCGGAAAGTATACAATATGCTAAACAATGATTCAAAACATTTGTTATTAAATTATGCTACAAGACAACGACCCGATAAATTCATGAAGAATTTGGATGCGTATCTTAGTAAGGCATCAGGTAAACACAAAATAACAGTAGTGGTTAGTATGGACAAGGATGACTTGCTGTGCAACAATCCACACTTCCGTAAATTTTTAGACAATAAAAAATCTGAAACTGTTGATATTATCTATTCTTATGGAGAGAGTAAAGGTAAAATTGACGCAATCAATAGGGATGTTCCCATAACTCCGTGGGATATTCTTATATCCACCGCAGATGACATGGAACCTATGGAAACTAATTGGGACGATACAATCGTTCAAGATATGATTCGGGAGTTTCCTGACTTGTACGGATCAATAAATTATAATACTGATCCTAGATTAGAAACTAAAGAAGACGGCAGAGCAGAGGGTTGGAAAGGTTTGATTACTTTGCCAGTTATTGGCAGAAAACTTTACGACAAGTTTGGTTATATCTACCATCCAGATTATATCTCAGAGTCTTGCGACGACGAACAAACTATTGTGTTCACTCGTCTATCTGTACTAAAGCATATTGATCGTCGTCCTATATTTCACAATTTTAAACCGTGGCACGATGAGTTAATGATTAGAAATATGCAGATAGGTCAAACTGTTGACAGAAAGAAGTTCTTGGAAAGAAAAGAAAAGAACTTTGATATGGAGGCAGTATGAAATTTTATTCACAGCAATATGAAGACAGTGTTCTTTTTAAAAAGTATTTAAATTACCAAAACGGATACTTTATAGAACTTGGTGCAATGGATGGAATAGTCTATTCTAATACTAAGTTTTTTGAAGATCATTTAGGATGGACTGGTCTGTTAATAGAACCAGAAAAGAATCAATTTAAAAAGTTAAAAGAGAATCGCCCGAACTGCACAACACTAGAGTATGCTGTATCTGAAGTTGAAGGAGAAGTAACTTTCAATTCAAGAAACGGTGGAGATTCTGGTGGAGGAATTGTGGAAACTCACATAGATAAAACTATTGTTGCCACAGATAATTATACTGTTATAAGTAAACCTTTCTATAAAATTTTTGAAGAAATTGGCAAACCAAAGAAAGTTGATTTGTTTATTGTTGATGTAGAGGGTGGAGAACTTGCTATTCTTAAAACTTTTGATTGGTCTGTTCCAGTGTATATTATTGTTATAGAAACTCACGAATCCAACAAGGATAATGAAGATTGCAGAAAAATATTAACTGTGAATGGTTTTGAACTTGATATGATTTTGGGTTGCAACGAGGTTTGGATAAATAAAAAATTCCATGAACAAACACATGAATGATGTAAAAATAAGCATATGCATTCCTAGTATTCCTAGTCGTATGAGAATGTATCTTCAACCTCTTTATTCTAAACTAATTGGTCAGATTGGTGACGGCAAAGATGTTGAAGTTTTGTCTTTAATGGACAACAAGATGATGTCTATTGGCAGAAAGAAATCTTTACTGTTAAGCATGGCAACAGGAAGATATGTGTGTATAATAGATGACGACGATACCGTATCCGATGATTATATCTCCACACTAAGAGAAAAGATAACTGAGGATTTAGATGTTGATGTTATTTGTTACAACCAAGAAGCGACCATGCACGGAAAAACTTGGTTGGTAAAGACAAGTCTATCACACAACCAAGTACATCCTTTTGATCAGTTGTCTGTGGATAAGAATGGAAACACCGTTCCTTGCCAGCGTCCACCGTGGCAGTGGTGTTTGTGGAAGCGAGAAATTGCTCAGTCAGTTTCTTTTGGAGATTCTAATTGGGCAGAAGATGCAGCATTCACCCTTGATGCTTGCAAATTAGCAAAAACTGAGCTTGTAATTGACAAGGTTATGTGTTACTATAGCTGGTCTCCTAGTGTAACTGAAACACAAAGACCAAGCAATCCTGTTTCCGTAGAAAATATGTCTAGAGTGAGGTTAACCAATGGCTGAAAATGCTGTAATAATTTATATGTCTCGTATGAGAGATGTTCCTTTGCTGTATCGTAGTCTGAGTATGCTTTGTACAAATTTTAAATATGTTAAGGAATATCCTATTGTGGTATTCCATGACGATATCGACAAACCAACAATTGCAAACTTGCTTGTGGAACTTCACAAAAAAGTTGGATTTATTCCTAATATCAAATTTGAAATTTTAAAGTTTGAGTTGCCTGAAGGAATTTCTGAAGATCCAAGCAAGTATACGATCCCATTGAGTGAAGCATGGATGGGGTATCGGCATATGTGCAGATTTCATTCAGGAGGAATCTATAGAGACTCTCGCCTGCTGAAATACGATTATTATTGGAGATTGGATTCTGACTCGTACCTGTACTCTCCTATTGAGTATGATCCTTTTGAGTACATGAAAACCAACGACAAAGAATATGCCTACATGTCTACAGAAGACGGAGAAGTTCCTAGTGTGGTTCAAGGGTTGTGGGAAGAAACTGAAAAGTTTATGAAAATTCACAATATTCCTATGTCTAAAGATTTGCAAGACAGTATTGTTGACGGCAAATGGTCTTGCAGATTATTCTATACCAATTTTGAAATTGCCAAGTTTTCTTTTTTCCGAGGAGAAAAGTATATGGCATATTTTGACCAACTAGACGAAACTGGAAATCTGTTCTACAAAAGATGGGGAGATGCTCCTATTCATTGGTTAGGTGTAAAGATGCTATTAGATCCTGCTAAAGTTTGGGCAGTAAAAGATATTACTTATCAACACAACGCATGGATACGAAACTTTGATGCACTACCAAACAAAGAAATACCAGAAAACATTTTAGTTTTGGTGGACGGTTCGCCCGAACAACACTACAGCAGAAAAGAAAGATTGTTGTTTGGATTGAATAGATATAGAGCAGGCGGATCTGATGGTTTAAATTGGGGTGAATAAAAAGGATTTATAATATGGAAAACGCAGCAATTGTATACATGACAAGAAAAAGTGATCTATGGGTATTTAAGCATAGTATTAACTTTCTATATACCAATTTTAATAAAGAAGAAAATTATCCTGTTATAGTTTTCTACGACGATTTAACTAAACCTGACATTGCAAATTTGTTGACAGAATTTTCTCTGTCTTTTGGTTTTATGCCAAACATGAAGTTTGAACGAATTGAATTTGCTTTACCCGAAGGAATTTCAGAAGACCCCAATTTGTATTCACCATCTCTAAACCAATTTAGAATGGGATATCGTCATATGTGCAGATTCTATGGTGGAAAAATATTCAATCATCCTGCTTTAGCCAAATATAAATGGTACATGCGGCTCGATTCTGACTCTTTCATTTTGTCAAAGGTTACTCGTGATCCATTTAAAGTTATGCGTGAAAATGATTATCATTACGCATTTATGGAAAAGGAAGAGTCCGATGCTCCTTGGGCCTGCGAAGGATTATGGGATACCACCAAGAAATTCATGGAAGAAAATAAATCTCGTGTTTTAAACAGCAAGTTTGAATGGAATTTGGAAGTTTATTATACAAATTTTGAAATAGTTGATATGGATTTTTATCGCTCTACAAATTACCAAGACTATTTCAATTACCTAGATTCCACAGGAAATATTTTCTATAAGCGATGGGGAGATCATTGCATACGATGGCTAGGTTCTACCATGTTTATGCCATCAGAAAAAGTTTGGTGTATTAAAGAATTTTCGTATCAACATGGGGGTGTTGTTAATAATACTCAGTATATTGATAAAAATCGCATTGATATTGTTCCCGAACCGTATAGAAAGAGTGTTGTTGCCGCACTAGCAATAAACGCAGAAGGTTAAAAATGTATTCACAAGCATCTCAAGACGATTTTGTTGACCTTGTTTTAAACAAACAAGAAATTGGATATTTCGTTGATGTTGGAGGAGGATGTGATGATCCCAAAACAGAAAGTAATAGTTTATTGTTTGAAGAGAGAGGGTGGAAGGGAATAGTTGTTGACGGTGATGTGAATAGAATAAAAAACAGATCGTGTATCTGTGTAACTGCAATGATTGGTGATGGAAATTCCACAACAAGAAAATTAGGAGATATTCTTAAAGAGAATGGAGTTCCTTCTATTGTGGATTATCTGTCTATTGATATTGAGGGTCAGGATTTTAACGCAGTTAAATCTTTCGTGGATGCGGGATATACATTTAAAGTTGCCACCATTGAACACAATTTGTACACACAAAATCCTGGAGTTGTAGAATTAAAGTCAAATATTTTCAACTTCTTGTCTGTGAAAGGTTATATAAGAGTGGTGGAAAATGTTGGTCACGAAGCAACTCTTGATAATCTACACAAGGGTTGGATTTTTGAAGATTGGTATATCCATCCAAATTACGCAAAATACAAAGAAATTATTCAGAAACTAAAATTAAAAACTGTAAACTTGTGAAGGCTTTACCATGAATCTAGTATTGGGTAGCACATCTCAATTATCCCATTATTTTCCAGAGGATTATATAAAAATTTCTTCAAGAGAAATAGATTTAAATTCTCTAAAGAAAACTAAGTGGGATGCTGTATACATTTGTTTTGGTGAGCATAGAACATACCTTACAGAAATTGCGGATGAAAAAACAAAAGAACTATTTTGGTCTATTAATGTCCAAAAAACTTTAGATGTAATAGATAATCTAAAAGAAGTTTCAAATAAGATTGTGTATTATTCTACAGCAGAACTTTGGAACAATACAACAGGCCCCATACAATTAACTGATCCTTTTTGTTTTTATGAAAATATATACACCAACTCTAAACGAATTGTTAGTGGAATACTAAGAGACAAAAAAAAGTATCCTAATGTTTCTGTATTGTATCCATTCAATTTTAATAGTGTGTATAGAGCACAAGAGTTCCTGTTTGGTAAAATATTTAAGGCTATAATAAACAAAACTCCCATTTCAATTGGAGATGTTCAGTATTACAGAGAACTTCTTCATCCTCAGATGGTTGTAGACGCTAGTGTTGAAAATTTGTCAGGAGTTGATGAGGTAGTTGGTTCTGGCAGAGTTGTTCATGTTGGGGACTTTATAGAGTTGCTTTATACACACTCTGGTCTAAATTATAGAGAAATGGTGAAAGAGGATACGAGTAGACCTTCAATCTATAGAAAAAATGTGTTCTACTCTTCAAAAAGAAATAAAAAATATGATGTTGATCATTTAATTGATTTAACAGTAAAAGAATTGAAAACACTAACAAAAGGATAATCCCATGAAAATTGATAAAGTAGTATTTGGTTGTTCTGAAATGTTTAGTCCTTGGTGGAACATTCAGTCTAAAGTTTGGAAAACTAAGTTCGGGGTAGAACCTGTTTGTTTGCTGTACGGAGACAAAACAAAGTGCAATATGTCCGAGGAGTATGGAGAAATAGTAGAAATGAAGTTTGATTCTGATTTACCAGAAATTATTCAGATTCAATTTGGAAAATTCTACCATCCACAAACAGAACCAGATAAGACTTGGATTATTGGAGATATGGATCAGATTCCACTTCAAACAGAATACTTCTTAAACGACCTGCCAAGTATTCCTGAAGACGCATACGCACATTTAAACTATACCCTGACTGCACAGATGCGTCCAGGCAGAAGAGTGGACGGTATGCCAGGAATTCCTGCAGACTCATTTATGAAACTTGGATCGTATGTTAATGGTGGATACGATCTTCCTGGACATTATCATATAGCAAAGGGTCATCTTTACGAAAAATTATTCTTTAACGGTAAGTCGTTTAAAGAAATAGTTAAAAAAGTCATAGATTTGAAAATTCACGGCATGATTAAAGAGGATGCAAGAGCAAGTTTAAACAAGTCTTTAGTAAATCACGGACAATATTGGGTTGCCGAGGAAGGATATACTTCTGAACAAATTTGGTATGGAATAAAGGCAAAGAAATTTAATGGATTCTACGGCAAAGAGTATCCGATATTTGACGGAAAGATTGATCGTGTAGGAAACTTGCGTGATGCAAACGGCATGTGGATTCCTCAATGGAACGGAACTGATTATGTTTACGACGAAAACAAATTGAGAAATAAAGGTTATATGGATTTGCACTGTCATCGTCCGTATCAGGATCAAGAGTCTGCAATGATGCGTATTCTAGAAATTGCAGGAATGGTATAAATGTCTCTTATTTGTATATCAGGAAGTTCTGGTGTTGGTAAAACTACCATCTCAAAGATTATACAAAGTGTTTTGGGAACTAACAAATCTTTGTGTCTGAGTGGAGACGATCTTCATCGGTGGGAACGAAACAATCCTGCTTGGAAAAAAACCACACATTTACATCCTGAATCTAACAATTTAGATATGGGTCATGCACACCTAACCACACTGAAAAAGGGTGGTAGCATAGATCGTCGTTTATACAACCATGACACAGGAGAATTTGATTCTCTTGTTACCCTAACCCCCAAACCGTACATCATTTATGAAGGGTTACACGCACTCTATCACAAACCAACTTTAGAACTTGCTGATATTAAAATTTATGTGGACACCGACGAGCAGTTAAAAACTGAGTGGAAAATAAAAAGAGACACTAAGAAACGAGGATATACTGAAAATGAAGTTAGGGACACCATACGAAGGCGACAGGTAGACGAACGACAATATATCTCTCCGCAAAGACACAATGCAGATATCGTAGTAAAATTCACAAAGAATGCAGATTGCAGCATATCTCTTTGGTATGTTTGTGTTACTGGTAGAGGAGACGATTTAATGCTTCTTGTAAAAGATTTCTACGAATCTCTAACCCAATTCATGGATATATGCAAATGGTTGTCGTTAGAACCTACTTTGGTTCAAGGTAGAGGTGGAAATGTTTCAGTTAAGTCAGCAGGAGGATTGATCATTAAGTCTTCAGGAGCAAAGATGGCAGATGTCAATCTTTACCACGGATTCTGCGTGTGTGATATCCTAAGTTCCACTCTTCCCAAGTTTGTTTCTGACCAAGACTATTCTAGTTATATTTCTGCGTCAAAGAAAACAGGAAACCATAATCCGTCAATGGAAACAGGATTTCATATGAGTTTGCCGAATCGGGTGGTTATTCACACACATCCTATCCATTTAAATGCTCTGTTGTGTAGCAAAGAATCTGAAACTGTAATAGAATCTATTTTTGCAGATATGTCTTACGAGTTTGTGGAGTACACAACTCCTGGAGTTGATTTGGTTAATCGCATAACTCCTAAACCTAATACTAATATCTTTTTCTTACAAAATCACGGACTTATTGTTGGAGGAAGCACCAGCAAAGAAGCAATCCGTTTAACCGAAGAAATAAACAATCGTTGCAAACGATGGTTAGGATCTCATGTAGAATCGTTTGTGGATTCGGAAGAGGACTTGGTTCAAACGAACCCTCCTCTTTTTCCTGATGCCGCGGTTTTCCCCACAGAATTATGCTTGACCAATAATTACATACTTCACCTTATTCAAGGGTCTTCACTTACTCCTAATTTTTTAGGGGTTGACGAAATCCAAAAATTGGTTACAATGCCGTTAGAAAAAATCAGAAAATCTTTGCAAGAGAATAAATGATGGACGAACTAGAAGAAATTAAAAAAGAAGTAGAAAAACTTAAATACCAAGCAGTAATTCTAGTTCAACAAATAAAAGATATGGAGCGATACATAAATCAATTTGTTCGTGTCCATGTTCAAAATCCTCAACAATAAGGCGTATCATGAAAATTATAATTCCAATGGCAGGAACAGGTAATCGGTTTGTTGAAAAGGGGTATACCGATCCTAAACCCCTAATCCGTGTAAACGGAAAACGAATCATTGAATACATTTTAGATATGTTTGATTCTAGTGATGAATTTGTTTTTATATGCAACGATACTCATCTAGAAACCACAGATATGCGGGAGGTTTTGCTTGCTTTAAAACCAAATGCTGTTATTATTTCTATGCCACAACACAAATTAGGCCCTGTTCATACAGTCAAAGCAGCATACGATTACATTCAGGACGACGAGCAAGTAATCGTTTCTTATTGCGACAATCCTCATATATGGGATCGTCAAGACTTTTTGGCAACGGTTGCTAGGTCTCGTTTGGACGGTTGTGTGTTGACTCACACAGATTTTCATCCTCATACTCTTGCAAACACCAAGATGGCGTTTGTTAAACCTGCAGGGGAATATCCACTTATTGACGAGATAAAGGAAAAGGCGTGCTATACAGACAATCCGATGAACGAACACGCGTCCACAGGAATGTATTATTTTAAACGAGGATCAGATATTAAAAAGTATTTTGATCTTGCTGTGGTTCGGGACATTCAATACAACGGAGAGTATTATGTAACTCTTGTCTACAATCTGCTCCTAGAGGACGGATTGCGAGTAGGATACTACGACACTCCTTTTGTTACTGTGTTTGGAACACCAGAAGAGGTGGAAAACTTTGCGGCATGGGCAACTATCCTTAAAGGCAAACAAGTAAAGAATGAGGACGATTTGCTTCGGTGCTATTTGTATTGGGAAGCGTACCATAATGGGTAAAACTATATTTGTGGACATTGATGAAACTATTTGTGTAACTCCTGACAACCCTAGAGAGTACAGCAAATCTGTTCCTAACTACGAAAATATAGCAAAGATTAATCGTCTTTACAGTGAAGGAAATCGTATTGTATATTGGACGGCAAGAGGCAGTAGGAGTGGTGTTGACTGGTACGCATTAACCAAACAACAACTTAACAGTTGGGGTGCAAACCACCACGAATTGCGGTGCGACAAGCCGTTCTATGATTTGTTTATTGAAGATCGTAGTATACGAATAGAGGAATTACAATGATTTATATATCACATCGTGGCAATCTAAATGGAATAATAGCAGAGCAAGAAAACTCTTTAAGTTACATACAACAAGCAATAGATTATGGGGTACATGTGGAGATTGATTTGCGTCTACAAAACAGTCAACTGTTTCTAGGACACGACTATTGCCAGTACGCAGTAAGTGCTGAATGGTTAATGGAACGAAAGCATAAACTGTGGATACACATTAAAGATTGGGAAGCACTGCGGTGGATCACCGAATGCGGAATAGATTTTTGGTTCTTTTGCCACCAATCGGATGCGTACACCTTGACAAGTAACGGTTATATCTGGTCTCACGACTTAACTAATACCCCGACAAACCTTTGTATTATTCCTGTTCTGTCTAGGGAATCTGTAACCGAATACAGGCAAACCGAGCAGTACGCAGTTTGCTCTGATTATATTCGGGATTGCCAAACCAAGTTCGGGTAAATAAAAAACGACCCCTTTCGGAGTCGTTTTTTGCCTTATATAAAAACTAAATTTAAATTACTGTGCTGATGCAGGTGCTGGAGCATCAATCGAACCATATTCACCAAATATACTGAATTGTGTGTTACCAGACTTGTGAGATGAACGACCGTCAATGATACCATCTGTTTTGGTGTTGACAAACGAACATCCCTTGGAAGGAATAATCGAAACCGTATCATCCAAAGAAACAATTCCTCCTATAATTCTCATAGCATTTCCTGATCCTGTTGTTCCACCAAAGTAGATATTATCCACATCAGGGTTGGCTCGGAAATCAACAATAGTACCATTAGAACCGTTTAGTGTTCCAACTTGTACCGAGTTGGTTTTTGTTGCCAATGGACTAGCAACAACATAATTGCTACCCGAATCATCAATGCGTTGAATTAGGGCCGGACCTGCAAAATGAATTTGCCATACTGAACCCAAATCCATACCAGACTTGCTTTCCATAGTTGGGATAGTTGCAGCTCCTCCAGTTTGACCTGTAGTACCGTCCACAACACCGATAGCAAACATAGGATTCAAATATGCAGTGGAACTTACACCTGGTATTTGGTTTGCATTTATATCATATGCATTTGCTTGTTCCAAAATAAGTTTACCTGCATTTGCATCTTTATTTGCAGCAGTTGCTTGTGCACCCCAAACCGCATATCTTGCACCTGAAGTAATTCCTGCCATGTGCCAACCTGAATAAGTATTGTAACGATCTGTGGAAGCGTTTTGTTTGATTCTTAAACCACCAAATCTAGAAGTGCTGTCACTTCTAATGTAACTTGTGTATTCAGAATTAACAGTGGCAGCAGTCATACCCACCACATCAACACTTGAATCACCAACAATACTCAGTGATCTTATGGTTCCACCCTCTAAGCGGAAGGCATGGTTTGTGCATTTGGGTTGATTGATATAAATCGTAGACGCAATTGTTCCGTCTGCAGCCTTATCTCCAACAAGATCAATGTCTGCATACAATGGATTATTAATCGATTCGCCACCGACCTGATAGGCAGGATTTTGGAAAGTCAAGGATTGTATACGCAAACGCAAAGGAGTGTTTGCTGCACGGTTTGCTGTTCCTGCAAGAGCAGCAGCACTTCCCGATATGCCTCCACCGATCCATGCATTTCTTAATGCTGCTGCGTTGACGGCATCACTTCGTGAAGCTACCCAAGCGTCATTTGCAGTTCCACCTTTTCCTAAACCGTAACCGTAGTAAGATTTACGGTATTGACCTAATGCCCATTGAAGAGCCATACCAGTCAAACCTCCACCAAGGAATGGGAACGGATATTTTGTAGCTCTTGATCCGTATTCTCCGTCCACATGATTGCACCCAACTGTTTGGCAGAACGCATCGTAACTACCGTAAAATGCCATTTCGTTTGCATCCACACCATCTCGTGTTGGAGCTCCAGTTAAACGATTCCAAGTACCCATTGGGAAATGTGGATTTGCAGCGCGTAGTAAGTAGAAGAAATTTTCGTCTGTCATATTTTGACTAAAAGAACCCGACGCACCCCAAACACCACCCATTGCAAGACCGTAATAAAAAGTGCCATCTGGATTTCTTAATCGATCACCAATCTGACTCCACGATCCAATAGAACTTGCTGCCAACATGTCAGTTTGAACAGTTAGATTGATACCGCCTGCGGTTGCTCCAGCGGTGTAACCATTACCCCAGTCTCCTGCGGAATGGCCTGTAGATCCAGAGAATCCTCCAAACAAAAGAGGACTCAAGCAGTGAAAGGTCTCACCAATAATAACACTATCACCAGCAATAGGAGACCTAGTTGCTCTTGAGTACGGTGTGGTGTTTGCAGTTGTGGTGTTAATTCCTGTGGATTGTACAATCCAATTGCTTGCAATATTCCAGTCGTATTTGTCTACGGAATTTGCGGTTGCGCCGACCCAGTGGTAATATGTTGCCATTTGTTTTCTCCAATTTGAATGCGGTTTTTATATAAGGTAGTATCAGGGGTATTTATGTTTCAAAAATGTTTGGATAGGTGTTTAGAAAATAATAATTAATACCAACAGAAATTCTTGACAAAATGCTAATTCGAGGTATACTTCAACTATGTCAGACAGAACAGAAACCCTAGTGCTAAGATCGTTAGTTAAAGATGAAGAGTATAGTCGTAAGGTTCTTCCTTTTTTAAAAACCGAATATTTCACAGACAGACACGAAAAGGTTGTATTTGAGTGTATTAATGCCTTCTACACAAACTACAACAAGCCTCCCACAGTGGAAAGTCTGCTTATTGACTTGGGTAAGCGGGAAACCCTGACCGATTCTGAATTTAAAGCAGTAAGAGCCATAGTTAAAGGCTTCAAGGAAGATGTGGAGATTAACGCACAGTGGTTGCTAGACAATACCGAACAGTTCTGTAAAGACAAGGCAATCTACAATGCTATTATGGAGTCTATTCAGATTATTGACGGAAAGGGTGAGAAAACCACGAATGCCATTCCTGAAGTCCTGTCCAAGGCATTGTCTGTGTCTTTTGATACCCATATTGGTCACGACTTTATTGAGGATGCAGACAAGCGTTACGATTTCTACCACACCGTAGAGAAGCGTATTGCGTTTGATTTAGACCTTATGAATAAGATTACAGGCAACGGTACTCCTTACAAAACACTTAATGTGTGTCTTGCAGGAACAGGAGTAGGCAAGTCCCTATTCCTGTGTCACCATGCGGCAAACTGTTTAATGCAAGGCAAGAATGTTCTGTATATTACCTGTGAGATGGCAGAAGAGCGAATTGCTGAACGCATTGACGCAAATCTTATGGATACGCCGTTAGACGATCTTAGAGCTCTTCCTAAAGATATCTTTGACCGAAAGATGAAACGGATTATTGATCAAACCGCAGGTAAACTTATTATTAAAGAGTATCCTACGGCAACCGCAAGTGTTACCCATTTCAAGCATTTAGTAGACGAATTGCGATTAAAACGAGACTTCTCTCCAGAGATTATCTTTATTGATTACCTTAACATCTGTGCTTCCTCTAGAATGAAGCAGAGTGCCACCATTAATTCCTACACCTTTATCAAGGCTATCGCCGAGGAGTTGCGTGGTCTTGCGGTGGAATTAGGAGTTCCAATCTTTACCGCAACACAAACCAACCGAACAGGGTTTTCTAGCAGTGATGTGGAACTTACTGATACGAGTGAATCGTTTGGTTTGCCACAAACCGCAGACTTTATGTTTGCGTTGGTGAACACAGAAGAACTTGAAGGATTGGGTCAGATCATGGTGAAACAACTAAAGAATCGTTACGCAGAAATTACCACAAACAAACGATTTGTTATCGGTATTGACCGAAGCAGAATGAAACTGTTTGATCTTGACGCATCGGCGCAGAGAGATTTGGTTCAACTTAGTACCACAAAAGAACCTGAAGAAGAAACTGCGTTTAAGTCTTTTGGTGAGCGATCTCAAGACAAGTTCAAGCAAAAACGAAACTTTGAAAAGTGGAGTTAACCTTTACGGATTGATAGCATAGCGACCTAATGCCCCCGACTCATAATCGGGAATACCTCGGTTTGAATCCGAGTCAATCCATTTTACTTATATCGTAGTGTGCCTGAACTGGAGGAAGGACACGACCTATAATCGTGGATATGTGGGTTCGAGTCCCACCACTACGACTAAATATTCGGATCACTTAAACCCCTTTTAATATGGAGAAACTTATGATAGTTCCAAACAGTGAATACATTATTGTTCAGATTGATGACGCAAAATCTTTAGTGCCAGGAAAAACCTTTGTTGGCAAGGTTTATGCTGTGGGTCAACCTAATTTTGCACCTCAACCTGTGGGTGGAGACGGCAGAAATTTCTCATTCGCTCGTCAACCAGAATCTTTCCCTATCACCAAAGGAGATCAGGTGATTGTTGGATCGTTCTTGGACACCATTGAAGAGAATGGTGTTACTTACACAATTTCTTTTAAAACAGAAGTTTTTGCAGTAATTAAGAACGAAGAGGAAGAACTCAATCTTTTCAATATGGAAATGAATCAAGAAACTCCTCAGTTTCTAAAAGGTTGATCTGTAAATATTTTTATAAGGGTAGGTATTGATTTAGCATAAATAACCGTATGCTGTCAATATCTACTTTTATAAAAACCTGCGAGGTTTCCGAGTCCTTAAAAGTCAATAAAGGTGGTCATATTAGCCATCTAGAAGACGGGATGTTTGAGAACGGTTACGCAGGATTGGTTGCTTCCATTAAAATAATGAAAGATGTTGTCTCGTCCCTATCGGTGGGTGGGTCGTCTGCTGTTAATATATCCACAAAATGGGATGGTGCACCTGCCGTAATTGCTGGTATTAATCCAGAAAACGGCAAGTTTTTTGTTGCCACCAAGTCTTTTTTCAGCAAAGAAGCAAAACTAAACTACTCGGAAGCAGATATTAAAAAAAATCACGAAGGTGGTCTTGTTCCTAAACTTTTGGATTGCTTTAAGTATCTGAAACCACTAAACATCAAGGGTATGGCATGGGGTGATGTCTTGTTCAGTCAAGCAGACAAGAAAACTGAAACTATAGAAGGCAAGTCATACATTACTTTTCGCCCCAACACAATCACCTATGCGGTTACTACGGACAGTCCTATTGGGGGTGTGGTAAAAGCAGCAAAGTTTGGTGTGGTATTTCACACCAAATACACAGGCGGAGACATGAAAGAAAGGTCTTCGTGGACTGCAGGAAATGTTCCTATGGGAACTTCCACCTCTGTATGGATTGCTGACGCACAAATACCAACACTTCCTAAATCGTCTCCTGCTCTGCTACAGTCCTCTGAAATAAAGCAGATGACTACCACAGTAGCAAAGATAGAAGCAGATTCCAAGAGTCTGAAATCTGCTTTAGATTCTTTTTTAAAGAACCCTGTATCTGACTATGTTTCCACTTATATAAATAGTGTTATACGAACTGGTGCTGCCACAGCATCCACCAAAGCGTTTGCAATGTTTGTGGAAACACGGTTCACCAAAGAGATAGAAGCACTTAAAAAAGAAGCAAACAAAGCACAAAAAACAGCATTGATGAATTCCTTTCTAAAATTTCTGAAAGCATACGAATCGCAAATAGACAAATTGTTTGCTCTTCACGCACTGATTGCTTCTGCCAAGGGCGTTCTTATTACTAAACTTGCACAAACACAATCTGTATCCACCTTTGTTGACACAGGAAGTGGATACAAGTCCTCTGCTCCAGAAGGATTTGTTGCAGTGTGCGGTAAAACTTGTCAGGTTGTAAAATTAGTAGACAGAAGAGAATTTTCTGCAAACAACTTTAACATAGCAAAGACTTGGTAATGAAAAGAATAACTCAAACTATTTCTGAAGCAACTAAACCAGAGAAATCTATTGTTATTGGTGTTGGTCGGTTTAATCCTCCCACCACAGGTCACGCACTTTTGTGTGACCGAGTTATGCAAGAAGCAGCAAAGCATAGTGCAGATCACACCATTTTTGTTTCGTACAGTCAAGATCCTAAAAAGAATCCTCTTGACGCAAAAACCAAAATGGAATTTCTAAACAAGTTTTTTCCTAAAACTAAATTTAAACTAATGCCGAAACCATTCACGAGCCCTGACGGCAAAACTGCCAACGGGCCTTTTGCTATCATGCAAACTTTAAGCAATGCTGGTTACAAAAAGGTATGGGTTGTTACAGGTGCGGATCATGTGGCAGAGTACAAAACAGTTAAAAAATATGTAGATCCAAATCCACGAAAGAAATCAGGTTACAAATTCACACAGTTTACTGTGATTAATGCTGGCGAAAGAGACGATAATGCTGCTGGTGTTGTGGGAATGTCTGCTTCTAAAATGCGTAAAGCAGTTTTTGACAATAACTATGACGAATTTTCCAAAGGTGTTCCTGCTCATGTCAGCAAGAGCGATGCTCGCAAATTATTTTCAACTATCCGCAAATCCATGCAATTAAAAGAGGAATGGATATGGGAAGAAAAGGGGTCTGAAGTGGTTTTATTGTGCTTAACATCTGCAGAAGGCAGCACTGACGGTTCAACTATTGAAAAGATGGAGAAGTCGTGTAAGAAAAAAGGCATAACTTTTCACACGATTAAGATGAAATTTGCCCATATCAATTCCATGAAGTCTACTGGTGATAAAATTGTTATAGAAAATACAAACGGCGAAGGTAAAACGGTAGAAATAGATCCGTCAAATACTCTTTGTTTTGTTCGTGGTGGTGTAATGAATTCTGAAATAGGAATGGGTTTGGCAATGGTTATGCAAAACAATGGTGTGTTTATGGTAAACGAAAAGGGAGCAATGGAGATGTGTGCAAACAAATTGCAATCCGCTCTTGCTTTCAACAAGTATAATATTCCACATCCAAAAACTGCATTTGTTTCCGATGAAAAGTCGGTTGCGAATGCCATGAAAGCAATTGGTGGCAAGTATCCAGTTATTGTTAAGACTATAACAGGAGCAGAAGGTATCGGAGTTTCCATTATTGAAAGTGAGAAGTCTCTGCTTTCTGTGTTGCAGTCTTTGTGGAAGTTTGGCGCAGAAGTTATTCTGCAAGAGTTTCTTCCTGGTTTCAAGAATGATGTTCGTTCCATTGTTCTGAACGGAAAGATTTTTGCTTGTGCCAAACGAGACAAAGCAAAGGGAGACTTCCGAACCAATATCGCTCGTGGATCAAAGGGTGGTTCTTTCAACCTAAGCAAAGAAGAAATTGAACTTGTGGAAAAAGTGGCAGGAGTCAGCAAGTGCTACTATGTGGGTGTGGATCATGTGGTAGTGAACGGCAAACCTTATGTTATTGAAATGAATGCTTCTCCTGGCAGCGGAAATGTTTACACTCTCTATAAAGACGGCAATCCAGTAAAAGAAATGGACGGTCAAGGAATAATTGACGCTCTTATTGAGCATGTATCAGATCGTTCACATTGGAAATTGTTTACAGGGGTTGCTATCACAGAA